CTTGAACTCTCTTATTCTTTTCTTTTTGTGCTTCAATCATTTCTTCCTTTCTTTCATCAAATACTTCATCTTTATGAGCTTGGTTCTCTCTGTATTTCTTCATTAGAGTATTCAATTGGTCTTCTCCATAATGTTGGTCATCAATATCATCGGCATTAGGATCCCAAGGACACCAGCATCCAACTTGACAAATAAAAATATTGTGATTCTTATCCTTTCTCTTTAGAACTTCACTGCGAACTTGTGCTTCTCTTAGAGTATCATAAGAACCTCTTACCTTTAGTCCTCTAACATTAGTTTGGAAATCTACTTGCTCGCTAAATTCCTTATCTAATTCTTCAGATTTTTCATCCATAAAATATTTGTATTCATCTTGCATATGCCTTTTATTAAATAGAAATCTATATCTATCAGCAATTGCTTGAAATCCATCAGCATCATCTGGATATTTTTCCTTAAGATTATAAAACATTTCATTTACTTCTTTACAAAAATTTTCAGTAAATTTAGTAAAAGTGAATACTTTTTTATCATCTAGAACTTTTTCTGGAGATAGGAATGAAACACAACAGAATTTTTGCCCACGAATTTCAGCATCTTCTTCTAGATAATCACATTCACTTACTGGTACAACACTTCCAGACATTTTTATAAACTATTATTTTACTATAATTTTTAAATAATTTTTACTTAATGTTTTTATTTAAAAATTTTTATTAAAATATTTTTAATTAAATATTTTTAATTAAATTTAATTTATTAAATTTTTTTATCTATATATAGTATAAAAATGAACGGTCTAGATGTAAGAGAAGTTGTTAAGCGTATGCTTAAATATTTTGTTGAAGGTTTAGTTGTTGCTGTTGCTGCTTGGGTAATGCCCGGCCGCAAATCCGATATGATGGATGTTGTATGCCTCGGTCTTGTAGCTGCTGCCACATTCTCCCTACTTGACCTATTTGCTCCTTCCGTAGGAACTAGTGCTAGAACTGGTGCCGGCCTCGGTGTTGGTGCCAACCTAGTAGGTTTCCCCGCCAAGTAAATTAATTTAAATTAATTAATTTAGAAAAAATTATATTATAAAAAATTATAATAATTATTTTTATATAAAATTTATATAGAATTATATAGATTTTATGAATTGCCATCCTAATTCTTCACATATTTTTTCCCATATTAGTTCTTGCTGATACAGTTTTTCTCTAGATTTTAATAGAGGAAAATATTTAATATATTCATCTTCTCCTAAAATTTCTAGAAACTTATGTAAAACATAAGAATAACTAAGGAAATTCTTTCTATTTTTAGGTGAATGCTTAATAAATGGCCCTTGTATTTCTTTAAACATTTGTCTTAATTTTTCTTCTAATTCTGGTGTTAGTTGTGGAGTACTTTTACCAGTAATTCTATTAAGAATATATGGAATATGTTCATAATATTTATTTATCTTATTTTTCTTTAGTATAGCACGTATTTTTTCATAATTAAGAGTTGCCATATTAGTAACTTTGTTCTTCTTCAATTCCATAAAGATTTTATCAAAAACTTCTTCTGGAATATCTGTAGTTTCTTTACCTTGAGATTGTGCTATCCACTCATTAAAATGATTAATACGATTATAAGAAAAATAAGATATTTCTTTAGGAGGTTCTTTATAACCAGGTTTTTCATTATCCGTTATAATATATTCTATAGTATTACAATCATTACAGAATAGTATTCCATCATGACTATATTCGTTAATATTCTTAGATTGACAATGCTGGCAAATATCAACTTCACAAGTTAAATTATTATTAATATAATCTTTATCTGTATAAGATAGATAAGTTTCTAATAAATCAGACCTATTTTGGTCTTGATTCGATTTAATATTTTGAATATTGTTATTGAAGAAGTCAATAATATTAATATTCTTAACATTATTATCGGCATCATTATTTTCTACAGAATCATAATAGTTAAATAAGACTTCTGATGTATTTACCAGATAATCTATTTCATCTTCTTTAGAATTTATTTTAGAAATGTTAGATAATATTTCTTTTTCTTTTTGTTCTAAATCGAATAAAACATTTTCATCTGTTTCATTCTTTATATTTTTTCTAACTTTCTTTAGTTCTTTCTCTAGAGAAGTGATACTATTATATTTTTTATTAAATGCGTCTAATTGTTTTTCATGGCAAGTATCTAGAGTATTATTAGTTTTTTGATAATTATATCTTCTTTTTGTCTTTTTGCTAGACTTACCTTTTAATTTATCATTAATCATATATAAGAATTGATAATTAATAAGTCTTTATATAGAAATTTTGCGTAAAAATTAATTTTAAGTTTAATTTATTAGAATTTTATAGAAATTTTGCGTAAAAATTAATTTTAAGTTTAATTTAGCGAAAATTATTTTCTTTATATATATTATAAAAAAATATGGGAGGAGGATTAATGCAACTCGTAGCCTATGGCGCTCAAGACATTTACCTTACCGGTAACCCACAAATTACTTTCTTCAAAGTAGTCTACCGCAGACACACTAACTTCGCTATGGAGTCCGTTGAACAAACCCTCAACGGAACTGTAGGTCTTGGTAACAAAGTTACTGCTACTATTTCTAGAAATGGTGACCTTGTAGGACGTATGTATGTTGAAGCAACTACTAATGCTACTGGAACTGCCATGCATAATAGAGCAGCAGTTATGTTAAAAGAAATTGTATGTGAAATTGGTGGTCAACAAATTGACAAACATTATGGTCACTGGCTCGAGACATGGGCTGAGCTTACTGAACCAAATACATCTGGTCTAACTGGAACACAAGCTGCATCTGATGGTACTAAAATGCAAAATATGGCTGGTATGGGTGGTGTTAAAGCTGCTGCTTCTGGCGCAAAAGTATTTGTTCCCTTACAATTCTGGTTCAATCGCAATCCTGGTCTTGCTCTTCCACTTATTGCTCTTCAATACCATGAAGTTAAAGTATCAATTACATTTAGTAGTGAAGCTAATTCTAATCCAAGTGTTGCAGCTCTTTGGGCTGACTACATCTACCTTGATACTGATGAACGTAGACGTTTCGCCCAAGTATCTCACGAATACTTAATTGAACAACTTCAGTTTACAGATTCAGCGACTGGAACTTCTCACGATCTTAACTTTAATCATCCAGTTAAAGAACTTATATGGACTGGTGGATGGACTGAATCTAGCGGCTTAAATGCTGCTCCAGCTACACATGCTACCAACGGCTATAAATTAGTATTAAATGGACACGACCGTTTTGCTGAAAGACATAGTACATACTTTACCCGTACTCAAGTATGGCAACATCACACAGGAGCTGGTGGTCTTGATGCAAACGCAACAGCTGGCGCCGGGAACTCAAATGACTCTATTGCTGTTTACTCGTTTGCCCTCAAACCTGAAGAACACCAACCATCTGGTACCTGTAACTTCTCGAGAATTGATAATGCTCAACTTAAATCGCCAAGTGACGCTCTATACATCTACGCCGTCAACTACAACGTCCTTCGTGTTATGTCGGGTATGGGTGGTCTTGCTTACAGTAATTAAGCAAGAACTTCGTAATCTTTCTTACAGCAACTAAATTATAGTAATTGTAAAATTACTATAAAAAATATAAAATTAATTTTTAAAAATAATTATCTGGAATACAATGACTGATAATTATTAATTATTATAGAAATATAATAAACGAGTTTAATTTATTATAAATTATTTTCTTATTATATAGTATAAAACAATGGGAGGAGGATTAATGCAACTCGTTGCCTATGGTGCTCAAGATATTTACCTTACTGGTAATCCACAAATTACTTTCTTCAAAGTTGTCTACCGCAGACACACCAACTTCGCTATGGAATGCGTAGAACAAACCCTATCTGGTACTTCTACTTCTACTACTACTAGTGATGTAAATTGTACAGCAACTGTTTCTCGTAATGGTGACCTTGTAGGAAAAATGTATGTTACTTCATCAAATGCTGGTATTACAGATGGTGCTGATTTAGTAAAACAGGTTGATGTTGAAATTGGCGGTCAAAGAATTGACAGACACTACAAAGAATGGATGCAGGTATGGTCTGAACTTTCCACTCCTGACTCCAAAGCACTTGGAGTTAAAGCAATGACTGGATGTGTAGGAACATCTGGAGATGGTAACGATGGTGTTGGAATGGTACAAGTTCCTCTTCAATTCTGGTTCAATCGTAATCCAGGTCTTGCTCTTCCCCTAATTGCTCTTCAATATCATGAAGTTAAAATCAAACTTACTTTAGGTTCCGCATCTGGTACTGCTGCAGCTTGTAAGCTATGGGCTGACTATATTTACCTTGATACTGATGAACGTAGACGTTTTGCTCAAGTATCTCACGAATATCTTATTGAGCAACTTCAAAGAGAAGAATCATCTTCTGGAACTAGTCACAAACTCAACTTCAATCATCCAGTTAAAGAACTTATATGGACTTCTGTTGCTGCAAATTCATATGCTACTGCTAAACTTGTTCTTAATGGTCATGACCGCTTTGCTGCTCAAGAAGAAGAATACTTCCAACTTCGCCAACCAATAGACCACCACACAGCTGTTCCAGGACAAAATTTACCTACATCTAGTAATAAATTAAAAACTGAAACAGTCACCAAATCAGTTACATTTACTGCAGCATCACTAAATATTGATTCTGGTGCTATGATAGTTCCAGCAAATTCTGTTATTACGGATTTAACAGTAATTTGTACTGAAGCTCTTGCATTTGCTACTGCTACTGTTGGTGTTTCTTTTGGTACAGCTGCTGGTGGAACACAATTGACTGGCACCTTAGATGCCGATTCATTAATTGGTAGCAATACTGCTGTAGCAGTTGGTGTTGGTAATTCTACTAGAGATGAATTGAATACTCAACTTGGAGGGGCTGCGGCTATAGCATTTACTGCCGGTGCAGGAGAGATACTCGCAGATACTGAAATTCATGGTAGAGTTGTAGCATCAACTGGTGCCTTTACAGCAGGAACTGTATCATTTATGGTTACTTATGTAAAATATGGTGATGCTGTTGATTGTAGAACTTCTAAACTCACCAGAAAAATTAATGTCTATTCATTTGCCCTCAAACCCGAAGAGCACCAACCATCTGGTACTTGCAATTTCTCCAGAATTGACAACGCTAAATTAATTACTACTGGTTCTGGCAACGCTTTAACTATCTATGCCGTCAATTACAACGTACTTCGTGTTATGTCGGGTATGGGTGGTCTTGCTTACAGTAATTAAGCAAGAATTTCATAATCTTGCTTACAGTAATTAAGCAAGAATTTCATAATCTTGCTTACAGCAATTAAGTATCATTTTAACATTCATATATTAATGTTAAAATTGAAAAAAAATTTATTTTTATAAAAAATATATATTATATATTTTAAACTCTAGACCAAATATTCAATCTATGCTTACCACTACCAACTTCTAATGGTTTTACATTTCTATATTTACCAGATTTATGTAAAGTTGCTAACATTAATCTTTTATTAATCATTTTTCCATCAACTCTAGTTCTTAATCTAATAGTTCTTAAAGATAATGGCTGACTAAAATCTAATTTGTTCACATTTTCTAAAACAAATTCCATTTAATAAAAAATATTTCTTTTTGTTTAAATCATTTTACAAATAATTCTTTAATAGATTCTAAAAACTTTATATAATCATTTCAGTTCTTATCAGTTTTAATTAATCAGTACTATCACTAGTACTGGCAT